CTTGAAGATATGGAAAAGACATCTCCAGTCATACCTGTAGATACTGGTAATTTAAGAAATAGTGTATTTACCGTAACTAGTCAAGGCAAAATAGAAGTTGGTGCAAGTCCTACATTCGTTGATAAATATTATGAGTATGGTGAAAAGAAGGTAAAAATACCAGCTTCTGAATTTAATAGAAGGCATAAAGCAGTTTTGGCATTTTATGGTGCTGCAGTTTCTAAACTAAAGAAACCAGCAGTGGTATTAGGATTTTCAGCCTACTATGCAAAATATGTTCATGAGATGGTTGGTGCACATTTTAAAAGACCAGGCTCTGGTGCTAAGTTTTTAGAAGCTGCAATTTTGCGTAACGCAGATAAGATAATTAAGGTTATACAGGAGGAGGTCAAATTTAAATGAATGCACCAAGCTATGATATTGCCACTATATTGGTTAATGAATTAGACATGACTATTGGTACAGATTTATTTATGGGTAGAGAGCCTACCACACCTCCTAATTGTGTAACCATATTTGACACACCTGGAGCACCACCAGATTTCAATTATGTAAAAGGAACAATGATAACATATCCTGCAATTCAGATTAGAGTTAGAAATGTTAATTATACTACTGGTTGGGGAATAATAAACAATATAAAAAGCACATTACACAATAGAGGAAATGAAGTTATAAATGGAACAACCTATCTAACTATAGCTTGTTCACAAGAACCAGCACTATTAGATTGGGATGAAAACAATAGAGCAAGGTTTGTAGTATCTTTTAATTTATCTAGAGAGGAGGAATAATAATGGCTATAAAAGCTGGAGTTGGTACTAAGTTCCAATATTATGATTCTACTATATATCCATTTACTGAAATATACAATCTAGATGGTACAAGTGGCATTAAATTAGTTGCAAAATCAGCAAACAATGAAAGCATTACATTTAAGGCTACTGGTAGTGATACTGCTACAGACATAACAGTTAGTGTTGTAAGTAATGCCATTGAAGTAACATATGTTTTAGCACATGATGCATTATCCACATCTACAGTAGCTGACGTTGTAGCTGCAATTAATGAAGATACAAGTGCAAGTGCATTGGTTGCAGCAACAGTATTGGGCACAGGCACTAAAAGCATGTTTGATATTGGTTTAACACCATTGGAGAAATATGTAGCAATTGCACATATTACCAACATTACTGGCCCATCTATGACTAAAGACACAATTGACACCACAGCATTAGACACAGTAGGTGGTTATAGAACATTCATCACTGGCTTTAAGAATGCTGGAACATTAACTTTAACAGTAATGTTTGAAGCAACTGGGTATAAAGCCCTTAAAGATTTTTATGATAGTGAATCCACTCAACAGTTTAGGATCACATTACCAGACAAGGTTACACCAGATGGGCATGGTTCTCAATTAACATTTAATGGTTTAGTTACTGAATTACCGTTAACCATACCACCAGATGATAAGATTACCTGTGATATTACTGTACAAATTGTTGGTATAGTTAACTTTGTAGAAGCAAATTAAAGAAGGAGGTATAAAAGATGGCAATAAAAGCAGGTGTCGGAACGATATTAAAAATTGATGGCTCAACAATTGGCAATGTAACTAATATTACTGGGCCTTCAATGTCCAAGGACACGATAGATACTACTGCCCTTGATACTACTGGAGGGTATAGAACATTCATCACTGGCTTTAAGAATGCTGGTACATTAACCTTTACACTTATGTTTGAAAAAGCACACTATTCTACATTGAAGAGTGCCTTTGATAGTGATGTAGCAAAATCCATTGAGGTTATATTACCAGATGGAGCTACAGCAGAAACTGGTTCTAAATTATCCTTTAGTGGACTTGTTACGGAAATACCACTAACGATACCACCAGATGACAAGATTACCTGTGATGTAACTATTCAAATTAGTGGGCCTGTAACATTTACACCAGCAGCATAATAAGGAGGGTTAGTTTATGAGTGAAAAGATATTTGGTAGAGAGGATTTTCTTAAGCTACCAAAGCCTGTAGTTAAGAAGGTATTTTGTGAGTCTCTAAATGCTCATGTATACATGAAAAAGATGAGTGCCTTAGATTTTGATAATTATAACAATCAAATAATAGAATTTGTGGAGGATGAAAATGGTAATACTAAACTGCGTCAAAATTTAAAAGGGGTCAAGCTTAAATTCCTAGTATATGTTTTATGTGATGAACATGGTAATAGACTGTTCAAAGATGATGAATATATTAAGCTTGGGGCTTTAGATAGAGAAGTGGTTGATGAGTTGTTTCAAAAAGCTTCTGAGCTTAATGAGATATCCGAAGCTGAAAAGGAGAAACTTGAAAAAAACTCATCTACGGAGCAGGAAGAAGGTTTGCCTTTAGGTTAGCTTTAGCTCTGGGTTATCCACACCCAGACTTTCTGCTCAGTATGTTAACACCACAACAATTTGCAGAATGGCAAGCTTTCTATAAGATAGAACCATGGGGTTTTCAAACAGAGGATATGCAGTTTAGCTTTACCAGAAAGATGATGGCTGATGTTATGGGTGCCAAGAAACGAAATGACCAGCCAATAACGATTGAAGATGTTTCATTATCTAAGATGTTATCTGAACAAAGAGCACCCAAGACTCAAAGTGTAGAAGAAATGAAAGCTATCTTGTTAGCTTTGGCTGGAGGAAAGGAGGAAAATAATGGCTGAGCAATCAATTGGTGCCTTAATAGCTTTTATAGGAGCAGATGTTAGCAGATTACAAAGGGCTGTTCAAAATGCAGAAAAATTATTAAAACAATATGAAGCTAACGCTGGCCAGACTTTGCCTAAGGTGGAAAAAGGTTGGGTAAAGTCATTTGACAATATAAACAAAACGATAAGCAAAGCAACTACAACAATACAAAAACCTTTAAATAATTTGTCTCAGTCATTATTTTCCATTAAAGGACTACTATTATCTTTTGGTACATACAAATTTGCAAAGAGTTTTATAGATGTGGCTTCTGGTGTTGAAATGGCTACAGTTAAATTAGATGTTCTTACTGGAGCAGGAAAAGAAACATTTGAAAATATTATAGATGTGGCTAGAAATACAATAACACCAGTAGAAGATGTTACTGAAGCATTTGTTAAATTTAAGGCTTACGGTATTGACCCCACTGTAGAAAGTATGACAGCAATCCTATCTGCTGCTAAAGTTCTCGGTGGTGAAGGTGGTCTTGGTGTCCGTCAGTTTGCCATGGCTTTAGGTCAGATCGTAGCTAAAGGTTATGTCAGTTCAGAAGAATTAAACCAGTTGGCGGATGCTGGCTATAATGCCAGAAAAGTATTAAGAGAGACATTTCAATTAACTGATAAAGATATGGGCAATTTAGCTAAGGCATTTAGACAACGAGGAGTAGAAGTACAAGAGGTTGTACAAATTATTATAGAAGATATGAAAAGTAGATTTGGAGATTTGGCTGGTCGTATAAGGGAAACTTGGGAAGGTCTGGTATTTAGGTTGGGCTTATCCTGGTGGGAATTTCGTAAAATGGTCATGGAATCTGGGCCATTTCAAGCATTAAAAAGTCAACTTGAAGATTTTGTTAGATACTTAGAGTCCACAGAAGGACAATTAAAGCTAAAAGCTTGGGCTGAAGAAGTTGGTAATGCTTTAACTTTAGTCATTAATTTCTTTGCTAAAGCAGCTAGGTTTATAAAACAACATATAGATACTATAATTACAGCTTATGCATCTCTTAAAGCTGCAAATATAGGCAAAGGCATTGGTTCTATAGTAGGTACAATAGCTGGGGGCATTGCTGGATTTGCACTAGGTGGCCCTGCAGGAATGGCTGTAATGTCCACAGCAGGTGGAGTCTTTAGGTAGCTCTGTAGGTTGGTTAACATCATTGTTAACTTCAGCTAAACTAAGCAACGATATAATAAAAAAAGTTTTAAATGAAATTGCATTTTTAACAAAATCTTCGGTTCAACTAAGAGATGATTTACAAGAGCTATATGAACGAAGAAAAGAAATACTAATAAAATTAGCAAAGATAGATACATTAAATAAAAGTAAAATCACTTGGAGTATTCTTGGAGAGAAGCCTCTAAATCAACAAGTTCTTGAGTCAGAATTGTCTGCAATTGAACAAGCTATAAAGGATCATATTGAAAGAATAAATGCATTAGAAGGACAAGTAGAAGTAACCAAAGGTGGACTTAAGGGTGTAGAAGAAGCTAAAAAAGCAACTACTCCAGAAGTAGATGAAACTGCACTTCGAAGAACAGAACAAATGATCCAACAATTCTATAACTCTTATAACCAAC